GTTGAACCTGCCATCAAGACTCTCGGTGTCTATGCTGTTCCTCGCCTCGCAATCCCCGCAGGTGAGGGTGGCGAGACAAGCCTTGACCAATACGGAGCGTGAAAAGAATGCCAAACCAGTACTTCAAGAAGAAAGAAGCCAAGAAAGAATTTGACCCAAACACAGGCGAGACTATCGAAGTCGCACCTGCATTGGTCAATGAAAAAAGAAGCGACAGAACACCCATTGCTACATCAGTATGGAATGAAATCGTAAACGCAGGAGAGACGGTTCCGAACGACATGATTCTTTGTGGTCTTGTAGGACCCGAAGGAGTCGGTAAAACAGGAATCGTTCTTGACAGCATGACACCTGAAGAGAAAGCGCGCGGAGATGTAATCTTTGTGTTGGACTTTGATGGTGGCGGACAAACAACTCGCGTTACTCATCATCGAGAATATGCGAAGAATATCCGTTGTCTTAATCCAAGCGTTATGTTTGAAACACTTGACGAAGATGGAGAGACGCGTGAAGCAATTGATTACCCTGCTACACACCGACGTGTAATGAAGATTGGACAGACCCTTGTCGATTGGGCGGCGAATCCCGGCGACAGACCTCAACTCCATTCAGTCCTTTTTACTGCTGTCGACTTGTGGGATAACGTTGCAACCAACTGTATGTTCATCGAAGACTTAGGAACTGCTCCTGACGGTATCGGTGCAAAGATTGAGCCGCATAAGCAAATCGGTATGCGATTCAATTGGCAGATTCGTTCGACACGATTCCACCAACTCACAACCATTGCTCGCACATTGATGTCACTTGGAGTGCGCGTCTATTTGGAAACGCACTTCAAAGACCTACAAGATAAGTCAGGAACAGTCATTGGAAAGAAACCCGCATGGGAAAAATCCACAGCAAATTATCTCAATCAAATCCTTTACTTCCACAAAACAAAAGTGCGCGGTGAAGATGGTTCTCCAACAGGTGAAACGCGATACGAGGTTGAATTTGTCAAGTGCAAAACCAATACTGAATTGCTCGACCAACGACGAACAATCATGATTACAAAAAAGGATGAAATGCCACAATGGTTCGGACTCCCTGAACTCCGAGAGGATGGAATATGAATTGGAAGAAGACAGGCACACCCGCTCACAACAATGCTGTCGAGCGAAGCGCGGAAGACATTGATGAATACGAAGCCAACCCCACTTGTAGTGAGTGTGGTGGAAGCGGTGAAATCATCATAGAACAACCTGTTCGCAACTACGAAGGAGAGTGTGTTGATGTTGAATTCATCAATCATCCCTGCGATTGCATCTTTGTCAAGTGGCAAGTGCTACCTGAAAAAAATTGTAAGCAATGCAAAGGAACAGGTCAAGTCCAAGAACGGTTGCTCCACCCTGATACAAAGGAAGAGTTTGTTCGATTCCACGACTGCGTCTGTTTACGATACGTCCGAGAGGTGAAAATGAATGAGTGAAAAAGTAAGACACATCATGAAAAACAAAGCCCGATTATGTGGCTCGCAAGGTAACTACGAGCCTGTTGGCACAGATACCGAACTACCATTATGTCACAAGTGTCATCTGATTCATGTTGCATTAACAGGAGAGATGCTTGAATGAGTCTTGTTCAAGCAAAATTCGATACAGAATCTTTGTGTGCTTTCATCAACGGCTTCGGTGAAGGGGTCAATGACCTCCGATGTCAGATTGCTAACATGAAGATGACTGCTTCTGTCGATGTCGAGACGCACTTCTTTACGAATTCTGTTTCGATATTGATGACGTCAGATGGTTCGTCGTATAAACAGGGTGATGTATTCATTCCTCAAATCGACAAGGTTGTTGCGTTTCTCAAATTCTGCGACAGAAAGACGCCCACGATGTTGCGTCATTCAGCGGGTATTCTTACCTTAAGCAATGGCGATGACACATACACAATACCAACATATCGCGATGTGCTTTCATACGCAAGTGTGGAGCGCGCGCATTCAGCAATTCAGAAAGCAAAGAGAGATAGTTGGAGTTCACTTGGTCGCGCAAAAATTCAAGCGCATGGCTCATTCATGATGAGTGAATTGCATGGCCTTCAAACCATGACCAAAGCCACAGCCAAAGATGCACCTGTTCGTGTGTCAGTAACCGATGGACAGATGAAAGTGTCAGCGGGTCAAGCAAGAGGCGCGCGTATGACAAGAGTTATTGAGACACAATCAGAAACCACACACGCAGATTGCGAATCAGTCTTTTCCTCTTCGCTTCCTTCGTTGTTGAGGATTATGCCAAGCGGTGTTATTCACTATCACATGGGAGAGAAAAGTGCATTGGTCTTGGACAACCAAGACACAGGTGCGCTTCTTGTTTTGAAACATCAGGAGGGCATTGAGTGATTATCGACGTGACTTATCACGATGATTCAGCACCCTTTGTTTACAAGCGATGGCGAGATGAAGACGGGAATCTCATTGAGAAGGTTCACGACGACATCTTACCTTACATGTATATCCCGAAGGCGACAAGTGACTACGCTATTACGAATGCTTTGAGAAGTTATCCGAACGCAGAAGTTGTTGACGGTCATTGGGAGGCATTGGACGGGACGCTTCTTAAAAAAGTGACATCGACCAATCCATTCGACATCACGGCGATGACCAAAATGTTCTCATCAACCTACGAAGGTGATGTGCGTTTTGAAGACCAAGTTCTCATTGACACAGTCAAAGAAATGCCAAAGTGGAAGCCGCGCAAGTGGTGGTATGACATCGAATGCAACACAGGTAATGACAACTTCACGACTGTTATCGCTGTCATTGACTCCGACCTCAACACCCCCATTGTTTTTGCATGGGCTGATGAACGAACCAACTGCCCTTATCCTTACCTTGACGACGGATGGGGTGAAATTTATCAAAGAGAGGTGCGCGGAGAAGAATATGAGTTGCGTCTTTGTTTCAGCGAAAAATCGCTGTATGAGAACTTTATTGATTTTCTCAACGAACGCGACCCTGACATGATGATTGCTCACGCAGGGACATTCTTTGATATTCCTCACATGATTGAGCGTCTTGACAAAATTTACGGTCATGGCGGTGCGTCGAAGTTAAGTCCTATGGGTGTCATTCGCTATCCAAAGAAAGGAGAACGATACCGATTTGATGACCAACCTATTGCAGGACGCATTCAATTTGACACATCAGCACCCGAAGGAACAGGCACAGGGTTTGAACGCGTATGGAAAGACAGCGGCGGCGGACAACTACCGAACCTCAAGTTGAATACCATTGCTGAAACACTCGGACTCGGTTCAAAGTTGACCGAAGAGATTGAAGGCATGACCGTTCACAACGGTTGGTATGAGTATTGGGAAGAGTTCGTCGACTACTGTTTGCTTGACACCGTTCTTCTTCGTGGCATTGACGAAGCACGAAACGTAACCGACTTCTTCATGGAGATGGTTCGACTTACAGGTGTTTCTTTCAAATCTGTATCGAACGTAACGAACTTTGCGCGCGGTCTTATTTCACGAAGAACAGGACTCAAGGCGATGTCTCGATACAAGTCTACGCATGACAAATTACAGGGCGCGGAGTTCATCAGAAAAGACAACGGTCTCTACAAGAACATCGCTGTTCTTGATTATAAGGGGCTGTATCCATCGTTGATGACAGGGTTCAATCTTTGTTGGACAACAAAGCGAGACGGACCCGGACCCGGTATTATTGGATTGGAGAACGGAACTTTTTGGGACCAAAAAACCAAAGGCATTCTTCCTCAAATTGTCGATTATCTCTTTGACTATCGCGACGAGTGTAAACAGAAGATGAGAGACGCTAAGACAAAAGAAGAGCGAACCGCATGGAACACAACACAATCAGCAGTCAAACGTGTCATGGCATCGCTATACGGTATGACTGCACACGCAGGATACGGTTGGTCTGACATGGATATTGCCGACACCATCCTTTCACAAGGACGTCGATGCATTGCTTTGCTTGATTCAGTAGCAACCAAGATGGGATACAATGTCATCTATGGTTTCACCGATTCCGCTTTCATTGAAGTCCCTCTTGAGGATGCCGAGCGATTAGCACAGCGCGTAACAGAAGTTGTTCAACAAGAGACGGGCAACAAAAAATTGTTTGCTGAACTTGAGGCTTACATGCCATATTGGTTCTTAGCAGGAAGCAATCTGTATGCAGGTATCGTTTCCTATCCCGAAGCGGACAAAGGCAAATGGAAAAATGCCAACTTCATGAAAGGAAGCAACATCGCGCCTATCAGCAAACGTGCTGAAAGAACAGTCCTTGAACTCATATGCAACGGTGCATCAGAAGGTGATGTGCGCAACGCAGTCCTTGAGATGGTTATGCCTATTCGTAAAGGCGAATACAATCTCAAGGAAATAACACAATCGACACGCATCGGTGTGTTATCAAAACGAACAGCGGCAGGACAAGCCGCGCTATACTACAACACACACAACGATGAGAAATTCAAAGTCGGTGATAACGTGCAATACATCTATGTGTCGCACCCTCCACAAGGAATGCCACCGACCAAGTATGCCGCTTATCGTGAAGAACATGAACTCAAAGGATACGAGGTCGACCAAACGGCTATCGTTGAAAAATTGGTTCAGAAAAAAATCGAAGCAATCTTCAAAATCTTAGGTTGGGATATTGAAGCCGCTATGGGGAAACCCAAACCCGCAACCTATTGGTGATGACCATGACAAACGAAGAATACATACAAAAATTGGAAGCCCGAATAAACGAACTTAGCAAAGACCGCTTGATGCTGATGAAGAAAGTGGACGAACTTGAAAAGAAGTTGGAAGACCTCGAAGCGGAAGCAAGAGCGCGCATTGATGTTCTTGAGGAAGACCTTGCTGATGCTACAAAATTAGCACGCGCAGTTGCGGAACTTCAAGAAGAACTACAACGCAAGTTCCCCGAACTTTATCTCATCAACAAGATTGATGCTCCAACAATGGTGGGTCAGCAATGAATGTCGAATTAACTTATTTTGAAACAGGAACGAAAGAAATCAAATCGGCTAACGGTGAACTTTTTTTCGGAGATGCTTTACTTGGTGAATACATCGGTGTCAAGAACACCAAATCAAGAATGCCATATTTCTTGATACCTACTGCAACAGTTGTTTCGATAGCCGTTGAAGACTTGGATGAGGAACTTTACATGGTCGATGTCGATAGTGTGCGACGTTCAAAAGAACTTGCGCTACGCAGAATTTCAAATGACATTGACAGGGAAATACGCGATGGGAGGGCGTTTCAATGATTGATGCAAAATTGATTTGCGGACACGTCGAATCCGATGGATGTGATTGCTACTGCCCTCGATGCGATGAGCGTTTAAGCACAGACCCCGAACTCAATGCTCCTTGTGAGCATTGCCTTGAGATTTTAGCGGAGGAAGAATGATGCAAGAAATGATAGCAAATTGGATTTTGGCTTTCATACTTGGCTTTATGGTATCTTACAATTATAGAGCAATTAAAAGAACGAACATGAGAGTAAGTCGAATGTATCGAATGATTGTGGAGGAATACGAATGACAGTAAAAATTTACGAAGATGGCTCATCATATGCATGGACACCTGAAATGGGTGAAGAAGGAATTGTCATCCGCATGAGTAAATCAACATT